GGGCAGGGGCGCTTCCCAATACCCTTGGGCATTTAGTTCCCAATCTAGGTTTAGGGCCACCGCCATTTCTAGCGATGCCCCCGGCACCGTCCCCAGCAGTTCCAGCACCTCACGGGGGCCAGCATACAGCAGCAACCCGTTTAGGCAGGTTTCCTTGGCAGGCGGAATGCCCACTGCAAACGGTTCCGAATGCCACAATATCCCGTAGGCGATCACCTCCAGGGTGTAGCGCCCTGTGGGGTCTAGCACGTCCCACAATGCCCCCGTGGGCACCACCCGCACCACCCCCCGTTGAGGGTAGGTCATGGAAACTAGGCTATTGGGGCTGTCTTCACTACTGGCATAGACCACCGCCCCCGTCGAGTCGCGCCACTGCACCGTTAAGGCACGGGAGCGATCTTCAAGGCCCACCGTGTTGGTGGGTTGGGTTAGGTCTAGTTCGTCCCCAGGGTCTCGGCTATCGCTATAGGCCCAAAGCTGCATATCAATGGGCCAATTGTCGAGCCAGGGGAGGTTGCCAGCAATTTCAACGGGCATTAGTCAGCTAGCACCTCTAGCAGTTCAGCCGCTTTTTCGTTCAGCGTCTTAGCGGTTTTGGCGTCAATCACCGCTTGCAGGTAGGCCCGCCGCAGCACCACGGGCATCTCATCGTTCATGGCGGTACGTTCCACCATGGGCACGGCCTTGTCTAGGGTTAGCCCCCGCAGTTTGCCTACCTCCACGGCAATCAAGTCCCGATCTTCATCGGTCAGGGTGAAGGATTCAGGGTCAGGGGCAGAGTCCACCACCGGGGCCGCTTTGCTAGGAGCCGTCGCAGGGGCCACAACCGCCCCCGCCACAGGCTCAGAAGCATCCAGATCCACCACCGTCAGCCGATAGTGCCGTTTCACCCGTTCATCAAACCGGGAGATCGCCGTTTCCACAGCCGCCGCCGTTTCGTTAGTCACCTCATAGGGTGTCCCCGCCGAAAAGGTGAAGCCGCCACGGGTGCCATCAGGTGCCCCCGGTACTTGGGGAACCGCTAGCCCCAGGCCGGGGTAGCGTTCAGAGTTAATAGTTAGTCGTTTCATGCTCTAGGTTATGCGGGTTGGGCAGGAACGTTGAGGATTTCCACGATGGCCTCTGGGTAGCGCACCGTGAAGGCAATTCTTTCACGGGCACGAATGGCCACTTGGTCGGTTTGGCTTAGGATCTCGTTGTAGACCCGGATGCTAAACCGTTGCCAGTCGCCAATGGCGAAGGCAGACTGGTTCATCACCAGCGCCTTACTGTAGGTCTCCCCTGGCTGAGCATCTAGGAACGTGGTGGCGATCACAGGAGCCCCCGCTAAGCGGCCAATTTCCCCGGTAAATACGCCAGCCCCAGAGCCAAAAGCATAGGAACTCATGGTTTGGAAGGAGCGATTACGCAGCAGCGCTTCTTCCCATGCCAGCCCCACCATGATCACGAGGTCTTTTTTGTTGCGGCCATAGGTGCCCAGATACCGCATGGCCCGAATCAGGTTAGAGGTAGCCGATCCGCTGTTCACCTGGTCATCAGCGGGGGCATCATCCAACGTCGCATCGTAGACGTAGGGCGTGGCCCCCGCCTGTGCAAATAGGCCGTCAAAGACATTCATGGGGGAACCATCACCGTGGTTCACAGAGGTATCGCCCAGCATAAAGGCTAGTTCTTCAGCTTGGGCAAATTCCCGCGCCATTTCCTCTTTCAACATCCCCTCGATGTCTTTGATCGTGGAGTCCTCAAACACTTCCTGGTCAATGGGCAACCAGGTCATGATTTTTTCAGGCACCAGGTCAATGCCATCGAGCCGAGCTTTGAACTTAGGGGCAGGTTGTCCGGCTTTCACCGAGTACGCTCCTTGCGCCCGCACCAGCTTGGGAATACGGATTTTCGGCTTGGTCATATTGATCAAGCTCTTACTGCGATCCGCGATTTGGCGGATAAAGCACTGCTGCCTGATGAGAGGGATCACCTCAGAGGCAATCGTCGTTTGCAGGGTAACTTCCGCACCGCCCCCATCGCTAATGCCTAGCGATTTCAGCAGCGCACGTCGAGAGAGGGTGGCGCTTGTCATGGTCTATTTCCGTCCTAGGGTCGAGTAAAGGTCAGAGCGTGAAACTGTGTGGAGCCGGGGGCTAATCGTCGTCGTCGCCCGGATCGTAGGGCAGGGGCTCACCGCCTTGTTGGGCGTGATACTGCATCATCAGGGCATCACCAAGGGTCACGGGCTCGTCTAGCTCGTCATCGTTCCAGCCAAATTGAGAGGCCGCCGCCTTGACTAGCTCAGCATCGGTGGTGATGGTTCGTTGCCCTCGTCGTTGGCCGTAGCGGGCATCACGGGCCGACTTTCGCATAGAGCGCACGTCGGGAATCTCATCGGCCTGCACCAGTTCGGCCATGCCCTTTTGAATGCCCTGCTGAATCGCAGATTTAATCAGGCTGTCGAGGGGGATTTCGTCGGGGGCACCGTCGTCACCGGGATAACCCAGGCCCGCCGCCTTTTCGAGTTGGGCCACCCGGTCTACCATTGGCCCCTCGTATTCTTGGCCCAGCAGTTGAGATTCGAGGGCATCTAGGCGATCACTCAGAGAGCCACGGGCCGATTTTTTCAACCCCGTGTGGCCTTCCAGTTGGGAAACTCGGTCATGGAGGGATGCGCCCCCGCCCATGCCGTCGTCATCACCAGCGGCGTCATCGTCCATGTCGTCGCCATCGTCGGCATCGTACATATCTTCATCGTCGTCTTCGTCCATGCCGTCATCCATCGGGGGCGCACCGCCACCCATTAGAGGTTGACCCATCGGGGGCGCACCGGAGGCGGCACCCATCGGCCCAGGGGGGGCAGAGCCACCCGTTTGAGCTTGCTGCAAAATTTGTAAGCCCTGCTGGAAAACTCCCATCAGGGCTTGAACCATTTGTTGATCCATGGCTTGGCCTAGCTATAAACGATGTACTGAGAGGGAAACTGAATGTCGATCCCACGCACCCCCGGAGACCCAGGAGGGCGCAGGGGCCGACCTTTCAGTTCAGCGGGCAGGGTTTCGGTGAAGTCGCCCAACGCTTTGGTGAGGTCGGTGTTCATGGCGGCCACGGTGCCAGCGGCTTGGTAGTCGTCCATGTGGGGGATCTGCTGGGCAAACTGGTTGAGGTATTGCAGGAACCGCACAAAGTTGATCAGTTCAGGGTGAGGGCTTTCGGTGAGGCCCACCAGCCCATGGGCCGCATCAGTGAGGAACCCGCTCGTTTCTGGGCTACCCCAGGCGTCCTTGGTCATTCCGCAGCATTTAGATAGTTCACGGGTGAGTTGGCCCACGGTCATTCCCCACACGTCGGTAGGAGGCATTCCGCCGCTACTGTAGGGCCGCTGGGCTTTGGGTTGTTTGCCGCCAATGCCACGGGCCGCTGTGTCGCTGGAGGACGCATCTAGCCGCACCTGCTTGGTGCCTGTAGGTTTGTTGGTGGAGTTGGCATTCAGCCCCCGGCCCATGGCTGGAATAGCGGTGTCGCGCCAGCTACCGGAATTGATTTCACCCCTAGGGCTGCCCCCCAGGGCTTTGTGGAGGAATCGGTTTACGTTGGCCATAGTGGTTTTGGGACTGTAGGGGATTAGAGATTTCTTCAGATCAGGGTAGTGTTCATCCATCAGTCGCTCGTAGGCACCCCTGATCTGGTCAAACTTTTCGCGGCTACCGCCTTGATCCGGGTGGTTTGCCCTCGCCGCCGCAGAGGGAGCCTGAGCCGGGGGCGAAGACTGCCACTGCTTACCCTTTTTGGCCTTGGGCTTTACAGTCGCAGGAGTGCCATCAGGGATGAGGGGAAGCTGTTGGGGTGCTGCTTTGGCTCTAGGTTTGCGGGTAGGTTTGGCTTGGGCTTGTGCAGCTTCTTGGCCCATCTGCCCTACGGTAGCCTGCCACGGGGTAGAGCTACGCTTTCCACGGGGTTCTGCCCTTGTCCATCGCCGCTTCTTGTTGAGAACGTAGGTAACGCCATTAACCTGCTTGGTTGCGCCCTCTTGCAGTTTTTGGCGGGCCGCTTTGCTCAGGTCATCACCTAGCACCTGCTCCAAAAATCGATCTACCGGAGAGGGGCTAACCGTGGTTTGTAGCGATTTGGCGAGGGCCATAATGTAAGCTCCATTATCCGCCGCCTCAGATTCAATCAGCCGATTGGCGGGGTTGTCGGTAATGCTCAGTTCGTCCAGGCGCACATCGCAGATCACCGTACAGGGGCGGCCCAACGCATCGCGCCCAGGTCGGGTAGCGTTGATCTTTCCGCCTACGCTCACCCCCAGGTGTACTAGCCTCTCTTTCAGCATCTCCCAGATCACCTTGGCAATCGGGTTCGCTTGGCTCAATAGCCCCCGCCAGCGAGTCGTGCCGTCGGGTTCCACCGTCATTTCGGTAACGCGCCCCAGGGGCAGGGCAATTGCCGCCAACATCCCCATCTGATCCGCATAGGGAATGTTCAGGCTATTGATAGATTGTTTTAAGAACCGTTCCCAAAATCCATGGTGCAACCGCAGTGGGCCACCCTTCAGCCCATCGGGGCCACGGTTCGCCATGAATGCCGGAATCGCCCTCGCAATAGCATCCGGGGCAATGGCGTCCCCATCTAAATCCCTAAAAAAGTTTGAAGCTACCCCGCCCACTACCCAGCTTTCGCCAGATTTAGAGA